GGCTACTCGCATAGACACGAACTTCTTCGAGTTTAATCTTTTTAGGCATTTGTAATTTTATCCATTCTCCTTGGTGACTGTCACCACCTCGACTAGTGGGAATAAGTTGGGTTGTTGGAAGAGTACCTGAAGGTGTACCAGTGCCGAGTGCCGTCTGTCCCGGGTTATATGTTCCTGTCACATGTGTATAGTAAGGGTATTGCGAATGCCAATATGATGTAGCTCCAGTCACATCAAATGTATTAAACGCACCGTTACCTGTGAGTAAACTACTCACACTTGCTTTGTACCCCGACGTAGATAAATTATCATCAGCGGTCAAAGCCACCTCCGGGTATTTCCGCAGGGGTCGATCGTGGGGTCCCGTGTATTCGGTGACCACGTTGGAGTCCACCTTGATTTGCGAAACGTTAGAGACCCTCGTGAGGTGCATGTTCCCTCGGATATCGAGGGCTTCTTTGGGGGAGTTCACACCCACGCCTAGGTTACCACCTATGAACGCGATGTTACTCGTTTTATCAGAGATGAATCGTCCGTTAACGATTCGGAGGTTTTTGAAGGCTGAGTTTGCGGCATTCTGCTCTATGAAGAGGTTCACAAAAGCTGAACCGGTTGTACTCACAACACGCGAGGCAACACCAAGACCTTGGTTGAAACCATCCGTTTCCTTGTGGTACAGGTACCGAGTTCCATCTATGGAGACGGAGATCACACCCCTTTCAAAGAAGATATTGACCTTTCGGTAGGCACCAACAATAGTAGGGATCGTGGCCGCTCCACCGCCGAGGGGATTTCCATTGTCATACCTTAGAGTCATGGTGGTATCCTTGAACGTTAGGTTGTACCCCTGTGCGTTTGAAGCTGAATTTTCATTGTAAAAGTTAAAATCTATATATTTTCCGGAATGACCCTTAACTTCAAATTCACCGACCCAAGTTGTAGGGAGTTTGAGACCCCATTTATGATTTACGGCGTACGTTGTATTTTCAGTTATGAGTAGGTCATTCTTAATAATGTTCTGTAGACCCTGGTTCAGACCTGAGGTTTCAGCGACTTCGAGTTTTCCCACCCGAAGTGTGGCATTCCCAATGTCCAGAATGCCTTCTGGTGGATCGAACGACATTTAATATAAGGGAGGAAAAGAATTCATTACCAAACGACGAAGTCGTTACTTAATGAGACTTGTTACAAACTGGGACAAAAGTAGTTTGTAAGAAGTGAAAGGGAAAGGGGGTCAAGTGTGAAGCACTTGGAACGAGTTCACTCAGAATCCGAAACGAGGGTATAGAACCCCTGTAAATTAGAAGTAATCATCTCTGGAATAGTTTCAGCGACGTAGCCTTCCCGATCTTCTAGGGACTTTGCAGCGTACTCTTGGACCGAAATTTCAAAGTATCCACTTGGAACGTATTTCCGGAACACTGTGAAGGAAGGTCGGGTGGTCACGAGATTTGCGTAAGCATTCGCGTCTATGTTGGAGTAGGTCACAACATTAGAAACCACGAGGTTCGAGTAATGTGTGATCACCTTGACATAGTGGTGAGGACTATCCGTGGTCGTGACGTTCGAGTACTCTATGACCGGGGTAAATCCACCCTGTTGATCGGGAGTCAGTTCATTATAGGCATTCGAGGAAATGTTGGAGAATACATTGATTCCATCATAGACCATGAGATTCGAGTAGTATCCCACACTGTTCGAGGAGTAGTAGCTACACTCCAAATAGTTGGCCTGGTCGTCCACTGATAGGTTGGAGTATTCAGCCACGGTGACATTAGAAACGACGTTGGACTGAACGATACTCACAAGGTTCGAGTAGTACGACATTTATTATAAGGGGAGGAAAGAATTCACACTTGGCCGTAGGCCAATCGTGAGACTGGGGGGAAGGGGACAATCGACTGCGTCGATTGGAACGACGAACCTTAGAAACCTTTGGTATGGGTTTGTAAGGAAAGGGAACGAGTGAAGTACAAGTCCTACGGACTTGGCTGGACGGGCCAAACGGGGTTCGCTGGATCTTCGGTCGCTGTGGGGAGGTCCCTGAGAGCTTGGCGGTAATCAAACCAGGTTTGTTGTACCGCTAAATTAGAGTGAGGAAAATCTAGGGTAGCATACCTATCAGTTTGTTCGAGAAGGGTGTTCCGCTTGGTGCGAAGGGTGGTCATATTTGAGTCATTTGATTCATTTTGTGACATGAGTACCAATCTTTCTTTGAGAATGGGTTTAAGTGTGTACAATTGTTGTATTTTGTAGTACACTGCTTTATTATCCTCATCCATTAAATCATATTCAGTCTGTGTCTTTTTCTGACTATAAATAACATCACCCGTAGATGTGATCGTTTCACCACCTCTATGTGTGTATACATCACTCGATCCGGGTACACGTGTATTTTCATTCATGATGTATTTGAATTTTTCCGAATCACTTAAATTTTCGTATTCGGTTTTAGTTATATGTTTGTAAATTATACTTTCATAACATTTATCAGAAGTGGATGCGTCTCTATCACACCAGTATACGATATCACCCTGAAGATTAAGTATGGCGGAGTGTAGTTCGTCCATATATATATGTTTTCATTTTTATTAGTAGCCACCGCCGCTACCACCACCACCACCGAGGGATTGATTATTTGCGCATACACACACCGCAGAAATGTAATTCCATTCGTTGCTGTAATTTCTTGTTGTACTCGGAGATGTGAGGTGGTTTAAGATTAAGTAGTCACCGGCATTAACCTGTATCAACCATGTCGTAATTTGGTGCTGATCGGAATTTCCACCAGATGAACCCATAGTAACATTATGTATACTTCCACGATTGGCCTTGCTATAAATTGTACCAGCACTGTTATATCTATCCAAAGTTTGTGTTGACTTGACCGCATAGGCTCCACCACTGAACCAACAATGTGTGTATAGCTGAACTTGATACATACCTGCAATCGGACAGGTTATACCACCCGCGGCGCGTTCCATATTTGGCCCCTGTGAAAATTGCACGACTGAGATGTTTTGTGAGATAGCCGACTGTTGAACATAATTCGCGTTATTAACTGCACCAAAAATAGCAGGCATACCTGATGATATTAGACCATTGAAAAATGCATCCCCCCTCACATCCAAAGCCGCCCGAGGCTCCGAAGTCCCAATCCCCAAACGCCCCGCCTTGAGGGTCATCCCCAAGTTCCCGTGCCCAAAGTCCTCCTTCTGGTAGGCATAGAGCTGGTAGATTTCGTCGGAGGTTAGGGTCCGGTTGAAGAGGCGGAAGTTCGCGATGGAACCACTGAACATATACGTACTACTGGTGCCACTAAATCCACCAAGATTTAAGGTGTTATTATCAACAGCCAACACCGCCGAGTTACCTGTATGTGTTGCTGATTGTTTAACACCATCAAGGTATATTTCTCTTCCAGTTACACCCGCAACCCCATTGTAAGTAACAGTTAGATGATACCATCTATTATTCGATAATGTGGGTGTAGCTACAACATCATTATCTTTGAAACTATAACTAATTTTATCAGATTCAAGATAGATTTCAATTCTTTCATTATTGACATTATCCCCGATCCACATGAGAGTGTCACCCGCGGTCGGTGTCAAATTAGTTCCCTTAAACCATATCGATATAGAATGAATGTAATTTCCATCAACGGGTGTACTTGAAGATAAATATTGACTGGAAGCCGCGTCAAAAGTAAAAGCTTTTTGTGTCGCATCAAAACCAACACTATTCACGGATGTGGCATCGTATGTACTCACACCCGTTTTATTATCGACAGTCGCCGGCATCTCTGTATAGTCTTGTCCATCATAGTACACCTCCAACCAATCCGTGTTGGGAACGTTGGCCACGGACTTTACGGTCACATCAGTTCCGTGTGCCTCGGGGTCGTATTCGGGGCAGCCGAAGATATCCCAAGTATTAACACCAACATATTGCAAACCACCGTCATTAATCGTTTCTATCACTAAACGAAAATATTGGAAAAATTGTGTGTACTCTGATGGTGGTGTATACGTGACTAAATCAGCTGTACTGCTTCGTGACACATCCTCGAAACGGTGTAATATTGTCCACGCACCGGACGTGTCGTTACTACCGAGAATGTATCCATCTCTTGGTTGACGTGCCGCTGGGGAGGGTGCTTTAATTTTGGAATAGTTATATTTAATTTTGTTTGGTAGTTGAATTTGAATCCATTCACCATATTTACTTACACCCTCTACATTTGTCGTGTACGCCGCCGCCGTACCTCCACCCCATGTACCATTGGTGTTATATATTTGAGTGCTTCCACTCCAATAAGCGGTGGAACCTGGATCCTCGTTATCAAATGCTTCGTATGGATTAAAATTTGTATAAGTACTACTCGCACTCGCCACGTATCCACCACTTGAATTATCAGTCATAGCCACCCTCGGGTACTTGATGAGTTTCTTTGACCTATTAAATTCCGTAACCACATTGGAGTTTGCTCGGATTTCTGTGTAGTCCCCTTTCATGTTGATAATTCCCGTACTTTCGAGTTGGGGGGCTGTGACCTTCTTGGTGAGGGTCAAGGTCCCATCGTGGAGGGTACTCGACCCTTGGTTCCGGATCCCAAAGAGTTTGACATCCTTGAGTTGGGTGAAAGCATCCGCGACGATCGCGTGGTACTTGTAATAGTTGGGGTTATCCAAATTCTTAAACTCTAGGCGGTCATTGCCCCTAAACGTTTCGTTACCAGTGGTAATCTTCGTCCAGTTCGTATCATCATTACTTCCCCAAATACTCTTGATGTTCGAGGGCATATGGAAGACCTTCGCCTGTCCGGAATTGGCATTTCCACTCGTATCATCATTTTTCAATCCAACTACTATGACTGAACCGTCTCGGGATACGGCGAGACCATCCTCTTGCCCAAGAGCCGAACCAGATCCATCCGTTCCAGCATTTCCCTGAGCGCCTATAGACGTAAACGGTTGTCTCAATTGCCACAAACCACCGTAATATTCAAATACACGTGCGCGACCATGTGCGCTACCACTCCCATCTGGTGAGTGGTGTGTTACCGCCACGAGTCTTGTACCGTCACCCGAGAGAGCCACAGCTGAACCGAATCTTCCAGTTGTTTCTTCTGCGTCGTATAAGGTTTGTGTAAGAACATACGCACTCCCGTTCCAGGTTCGTATTTCTACCGCGCCAGCTTCTGTTCCCTTGTCATCATTATGGTTTTCACCAATTGCGATCGTATTAGCGTCATCTGAAATAGTAACATCAAATCCCAATAAATCTGCACCAGTACCCACGAGAGTGTTACCCCGTTTAACCCACGCAGATCCATTCCACGCATATATCCACACTTTTCCATTATTTGAGCTAGCGCTATAATTCCCGATGATGACATAATTACCGTCACTAGTCATTTCCATAACCCGTCCCATCTCGTCACCTGAAACATCACCAATCATATCCAAACCTTTTTGGACCCATGTAGTTCCATTCCATGTAAAAACGCGTGTTCTACCGGCGTTAACACCAACCCCGGAGGTATCGTCATATTTATATTCCACAAAAGCTATAGTATTACCATCACCTGAGATGGCACAACTCTTTCCCACTTGGGCACCACCATCAGAAGAAGTAAATGGGGTACCTAATATGGTCCATGTAGCTCCACTGAGGTAATATACTTCAACAACGCCAGCGTTTGGTGTCGCACCACCGGATGTGCCATCATTAGGACTACTCGTTATGAATCTATGACCATCATCACTGAAACCCATGTTACCCGCTCCATAATAATCACTTTGGGTCCCTGTTAAATTTTGACCGACCTGGGTCCACTCACTCCCATTCCAGTCGTATATTCGAACTCTCCCATCCTGTGCAGCGGTAATTGTGCCACCAGTTGCAGGTTCGGCGATAGCTATACGTGTACCATCTTTATTACACGCAACTGTATCTCCCAATTGGTGGCCAACACCTACACCTTGAAATGTGGCCCCCACCTGCATCCAGTCAGGTTTCGATTCAATCTCAGCCTTCTTGAGACTCATGGATTCAGGGGTTTGAATCTTGAGCCATGCCCCGAAATCAACTTCTTCGGAGACTCGGGTATGCCTCGTGGGTGTGGAAGACCAACACGTTGACGTGAGTCCGTCGAAAGCATTGAACCCCGAAGATCCGTACCCACCCGAAGATCCCGAAGATCCCGAAGATCCAGCTGTACTTATCTTAATACATCCTTCACCTTCAATAAACGAATAATCAGCCGATAAATTCGAAGATGGGAATTTTGCCACAGCGTTAGGTTCATCCACGACCGTCAAGGCCCCCTCAGGTTCAGTCGTGCCCACACCTATACGACCCTTGTAGAAGGTCATCGAGGATTTCTTGTGCCCGAACGCATCCTTTTGCGCATCGTAAATCTCTTGGATCCGCTCGTCACCCAAGTACTGGTCATAGACCCTAAAGTTCGCCACCTTACCCGCGAAGGGACCACCCACTATGGCAGGGGTGCCGGTATCTTCTTGGGTGCCTAAAATATCAAATTCATGTATCGTAGTGTAACCATCTCCACCAGTACCAGAATTTGTAGATGTTATAATTACTATAAAATATTTGTAGTGAGTGTTTGCGTTAGTACCTGTGACGGTATATTCATTATAAGACCCCGTGGTCCAAGATGTCTGATTATCGAATTTATGTAGAAGATCCCATGTTGTTCCGTTATTGGAACCGGCAATAACGCCATTTTTGGGTGCACGGTATGAATTTGTTTGTGTTGTATAAGACGCTAGTCTAAACTTAGTTGCTTTAACTTTGTGGGGTAATTCGATTTGTAAAAATTGACCAAGATAATTATCTGTAGCTGTCGTACCGTCACCATTTACGGCTGTCGTAGGATTTGCTGGTGAAACTCCACTAGTCTTTGCGGCACCACTCGCACTATTATCATAGTGCACCGCGGGTCCACTGACCCACGCATCGTTACCAGATGCGTCATTATTAAATGCATTGTATGGGTCATATGTGTGACTAAAACGTGTACTAGCACTCGCCACATACCCCCTCTGCCCCGGACCAGTCATCGCAATGTGTGGATACTTGAGGACCCGCGTCGGCTCGGGGAATCGGGTCAGGTCGCCTTCCTTGTGGCCGTAGAGTTTGATTTCACCGATACCCAAACGATTATCATTTACAGTTCTGTCTATAACGATAGCGATATACTTGTATTTATTGTGATTATTTGCAGAATTTGTTGTAATCGGTCGACCACTTGTAAAAGTGCTGTCTGCAGCGGTACTCGTTTCGCGATGAATTAAGTCCCATGTAATGTCATCATTACTTCCTATAACAAAAAAGTCTCTTGGTGTGTAGAGCATAGAACCATTTACTGCATAAAACTCTACATACGAAAGAGCCAGTTTATGTAGCATTTCAAGTTTAACCCAAATACCTGTATAACCACCTAAATTATCACTGCCTATATACGAATGATCGCCACCAACCGAACCCGTATAACCATCTGTGGTACCACTTACGTTATCACCCGCGAACCAATAATCAGCAGTCGTGTTAACTAATTTATTGAACGCCAGATATGGGTAATATCCCTGAAAAGTATCACTCGCACTCACACAGTATCCACCAGTCTTGTACCCAGTCATCGCGAAGGGTGGGTAGTCCCCGAAGGTATCCTCAACTTGGGCCTCCTCGACTTTCCGTCCATCCACGTAGGTTACCTTGGACCCACCTTCACCCTGGTACGCATAGGTCACGTTGTGCCACGTGTTCGCGGCGATTTGGGTATCGTCAACCCGGACGATCTCCTCGGAGTACCCCGACCCTATACTGAAGAGCTGTTGAGTCGTCGCATTCGCCTCCAGATTCGATGCGTTGATCCAAGTGGAGACTGTGTGTGGTGCATCCCCAACAAGTCCTAGGGAACCTGTGGTCACGTTACTCTCTGTAGACCCATCCAAAGTCCAGCAATTGTTTGTCGCGTCGAAGACCACATTGTTTGGGGTGATAGACTTAACAGATCCACTTGGGAGATACTTAGGGACGTTCCCGGCAGCCGGGTCCTCCCCATCGAAATACATCACGTAATTGTTCGACCGAACGGAGTTGAACGTAGACTTTAGGGTTGTGTCTAGGGAAAGGTCACCGGGTGGTGCGGGCTCTTCGGTGCCGTAATATTTAAGTTCACCTATACGGATGTTATCTTGATTTGTATTAACCTGTGTAACAACTATTCCGAGGTATTTGTAAGCTGTAGTATTGGTAATATCATGAGAATTACCATTCACAGATGGTACTTCACCAGAAACATCTTTTAATTCAGTCCATGATGAACCTAATACGGAACCGTATATCTTATAAGATTTGGGGGCTTCGTTTATACCATATCCCGACCCTGAATCGGCATAAAGGGTAAATCTAGAAACTTTAATTTTATGTGGTAATTCAAGTTTTAACCATTCACCGTGGGCTGTACCAGTTCCCAATTGGTGTGTTGTACCAGTGTAAGAGTTCGCGGGAGAGGTTCCATCATAATACGTACCATCTTGAGATGCCCAGCCATTACCAGGTGATGTTGTATTCCCATCAAATATTCTCCATGCGTGTAAATTGTATTGACTTTGATCACTACTCGCTGTCACCGTATATCCCGCTTGTGTGTACGTATTGGTCGTGTCATTCCCATCCAATTTAGAAGCGTCAAAAATGATTTCGGGAAACTTCTTGAGAGGCATCTCCTTCGGCTCCCTCCCATGAGGTCCCGTGTATTCCGCGAGGACGTTGGAACCAACCTTCACCTGGGCGTTCGAGGTGAGTGTGATATTCCCACCAATCTCGACGTTTGAGGAGGCCACGAAAGATGTGGTAGCATTGGCAAATTGGAGGGTATTGGAGGTTGTATTCCCCACATTAGAAACGGCGGCTAAATCGAAGGTTGGACTGATAGTGAGATTGGATATTTTGATTCCCGAAGCGACCACGTTTCCTGTGACACTCACTGGATCTACTGAATCCTTATCTATATGAAATCGGTCACCTACTGAAAAATTTTTAGTCGCCGCAGTGTTCGCCACAGTCAATCTACTTGTAGACTCAACCTGCGACGCCCGAAGAGTTGCATTGACTACATCAAGAAACCCGATCGGTGATGCGATAGGCATTTATTATAAGAGGAGGTTTTTTTAAATGACCAAAACCCCTCGGGTTTTATTTGATACGAATGGCTTGTTACAAACTGGAACTCAATTTGTAAGAAGTTTGTTTTTTTTGTTGAGTGGCAAAGTCACTCGGTTTACGACATATATGATGTCGGGAAAGTGCACTCAACATGCGCCGCTATGTGGTCACCAACATCCTTGATTTCATGGGTGACCGTCTTAGTTTGAGGGGTATAGAACGATTGAAGGTTCGAGGTCACTGCCGGTACACTTTGAATGGTATACTCCGCGCGTTGTTCGGGAGTGAGCGAGGCGTATTGCTGAACTCGAATAGAGGTGTTTGATACTTCATGGAAAAACGAGGTGTACCCAGGTGTCACGATGAGATTAGAATCGAGAGCTTCATAGGCACTCGCGGAGATGTTGGAGTACTCGACGGTCTCAACTACCGAAATATTCGAATAATGAGTCACAACCTTTGTGTACTCGGTGTGGACATTGGCATCGTACCGATCTGAAGATACGTTGGAGTAGCTCAAAACGGGTGTGTACCCCTCCACTTCTATGGGGGACGTATTGCTTCGCAACACGGCTGTGTACCCTTCTTGGGCGGTGTCCGAGTTGGAGTAAACACTCACACCATCATACACAACAACGTTAGAGTAGTGGGAAACGACGTTCCCCGTGTAGTATGAAACAGAGTTCGAAGTCCAATAGGCATTCTCGGTGTACCCTTCTTGAGCTGTTTCACTTGTGGTGATCACGTTAGACTCGGTGACACTCACAATGTTTGAGTAGTAGGTCTCTGTGGTGGATGCCGAAAAGTCACAGGCATCCTTGATGGTCACCACAGCGGGTGCACCCTTGGTGAAGTACCCGGCTGTATTCGACAAAACGAGACTGTCACCAGCCTGGAGAGACCCATTCTCGTTGGTAACCCACAACTTCATGGAACCACCTCCGAGGGGGGTCACGAGGGTGGGGAGGTCACGGAGGGCCTGACGCTGATCCAACCACTCTTGCTGTACAGCTAAATTTGAGTGAGGGTAATCGGTGATCGCATATATATCTGTTGTGGAGAGGACCCGATTCCGCTCGGCGCGAAGTTCCTTGAGGGGTTGGGCTGTCACGAGTTCTTGGAGTTTTGTTGTTAACTCTTCGAGGGTTGGTTTGGGTATTTCAGTGTCGTACCAAATCAATTGATCGTAATCATTCCCTGTCATCGAGAACCCCGAACCCGGGTAACCGTATTGAATAGTCGTCGTTATATCCATTAGTTATAGACAATACTTTTTATTTTGAGATTTCCGTTATGATATATTTTGACCATCCCATATTAGTGTTAGGAAATCCGAGTTTTAGTAGATTAGCGTCCGCGCTCCCGTTGATGTGATGACTCGTATTTATACGAAAAGGTGTACTAGTATTCATATAAGCGGCAAACCTATGTTGAAACTCTATCGTATAATCTTCGGGTACGGATAGAGGTAAATAGCAACTATTCGAATAAGTCAATATAAAAGAAGCACCCGACCCCATGTGATATCCAGACGAAAGTAATAACACAAATGTATTGGCTGCCACACCTGCTACAGTCTTGTTTAACCTAAAATAAATCCAATGATACCCACCCCGCCAAGCATTCCCACCCAAGTCTGCTCCGTCGTGTCGCCACGGTATAAGAAAATCCAGTTTCACTTTACTACCAGCTTTCATATGAATGGGGGGTGTAGTGTATCCGGTTACCTGCGAGGTGCTACTAACTACCTCCCTATCTGCATCATCTACAAATTGTGAAATATTAAGTATACTTCCTGGAGCGTATAAAGGACCGTTGATGTATACGGGTGCGTCGATGTGAAGTGGGTATAACCCATTCCCCAACCGACCCATATCGTAGAGGGTCTTGACCTCTTCGGCGGTGAGGACTAAACCTGGGTAATATTTAACATTTGAAATCTCACCAGTAAACTGTTCCGAGAAACCGCCTACACGTGCACTACCAATAATGATCGATTGGTTAGTACCCATAACCATCGCCTGTGTTCCGGCGGCGTTTGTTAATGCTAGTTTAACACCATTTAGATAGAGATCATATATATCAGATTGTATAGCACCTGTACCCCGTTTTATTCCAACGGCGTGGTACCATGTACCCGGTAACCATGATCCTGCGTTATATGTGTAGTTTGTACCACCATGACCTACTCGTATTTCATTCACTTGTAGGTTCAATACAAATGAAGTTCTCGCAGCGTAAGCACTTGTATGGATAAAAAGTATCTGAGAACCCCCAGTTAATGTCGGAGCTTTAAACCAAAGAGACACAGATGCTAATATATCCCCCGATACACCACCAATCTCTCTCCCACTGAAAATAATATCCGATGAAGAAACAATATCAAACGCCTTCTCCGTAGCATCATATGATGCCGAACCCCTAAACACCCCATCATTCCCCCTCCCACTCGTGTCCCTGACAGCCCCCTCAAAGGTGGGGTTCGTCGAGGTGTTGTATTCCACCACGAGCCTGTCCCGACGGGGTGTATCGTCCGCGTCAAGAGGCGGTCCAATTCGGGGAACATTTAACGATTTCGTGAGGGTCAGTTGGCCATCGTGGAGGACGGATTGTTTTGTCACCTGTTCGCGGTATCCGAAGAACTTGATTTCAGCTATATTTACACGCCGCGCGTTGCCTGCAAGTGCCGTGACTAAAAGAGCAAAGTGATTATAATATTTTGTATCATTTACGTTATAATTTATAGTCTCCGGCTTCGAACTGCTGGCCCATATCTGACCGGATACCAAATGTATTTGATCCCATGTCTTATTGTCATTAGACGCTAGAATCATAAAATCTTTAGGTCCATAGTAAGACCAAGAACCGTTCATACTCACACTGTAATTATTAAGTTTTATAGAGTATGGCATTTTAAAATCTATATATTCACCGAAATACCCACCGAGACTAAAATTACCACCATAGTTGTGTGGGGCCGCGCTCGCATAATCATTAAACCCCGATTCCCATGTCATGTAACTCATCGATGAGTCTTTTTTATCAAAAGCGTAGTAAGGATGCCAACCTCCCGATGTCGTGTGAATAGAAGTCGCACTCACACAAAACTCCCCGTGACCCTCCATGTACGTCTTGTATCCGACTAAAGGTTTTGGTGGGAACTCTTGGAGTCCATACGTCGTCGCATCAGGTTCATCCGCCACCGCCAACCTTCCTTGAGGTTCGTCCGTGCCTATCCCGAGCCGACCTTTCTGTAAAGTCATCGAGGACTTGGCCCGTCCAAACTCGTCCTTTTGGGCATCCCAAATCTCGAGGGCTTGGTCTTCCCCAATAAACTTGTCGTACACCCTAAAGTTCGCCACCTTATCGATGTTCCCGCCACCGATCTGGATGGGGATCGAGGTGGCCTCTTCTGTGCCGTAGAATTCGAGTTCTTGTATAGCGAATCGCCCAACCGTGTTATTAGCTTGTACCTTCGTCGCTAGAATTGCAAAGTATTGATAATAATTACCTAAATTATTATTCATTGTAAAAGTTTTAGGTGAGGCAGTCCACCCAGTTTCACCACTGATTGTTAGTAAAGAATCCCATGAAATTCCATCATTACTACCCACAATGTATCCATCTTGTATTTCCCATCCATGACTATAACCCGTGTAAATTCTGGGGTAATACACGACAGAAGTGACTTTGAGTTTACGTAACATTTTTATACCAACCCATGAACCACTACGAGATGTTCCATCAATCGTGAGTGAGTATGAAGCACCAGAAGTACCTGGAAAGGCACCTGATGACACATCGTATGTATAACCCGATGTCATCCATCCATATGATCCAACTGTAGCGTCCGTATTACCATCAAACACCCTTGATGGTAACTGCGGAGTTCCACCGTGATTTGAATATATGATTTCGTATCCTCTATCACCGGGTGCACCTGGATTGATTTTAGGACCCTGTACTGTAGTGGTTTCGGTGGTCATCGCAATGTGCGGATACTTCAAGACATTCGTGGGATCGGGAAGGCGGACCAGGTCATTCTCGCGGTGGCCGTAGTATTCGATGTCCATTATACTAACGAGAGTCGAACTATTGACCCTTGTCACAACGATGGCTAAATATTTATATCCTTTTGTAGCGTTTACGATAACCGGGTGAGCTACATTACCTGTATCAACAAAGCTTACTTCATCTTTTAATTCAACCCAATTAATATCATCATTACTACCGACAATTTTAAAGTCTTTAGGACTTTGTGAATTAGGTGTCTGAGCCCCATTAAAATCACGGAACCATAGGTTTACATGACTACATATCAATTTATAAGGTAATTCCAATTTTAGATATACTCCCTGGAATGTTCCACAGTGGTCTGATGTACTACCATTATATACATTACCACTAAAAACATCCGCAGAAGACCACCACCGCGACGATGTCGTGTCATCGTCGTTAGTTTCATTATCAAAAGCATCGTATGGGTGATACCCACTTCTTGTATGATTCGAACTCACCACATACCCACCCTGTGAGTACCCAGTCATCGCGAAGGGTGGGTAGTCCCCGAAGGTATCTTCGGCTTGGTCTTCGGCCACCTTACGTCCATCCAGGTAGGTTACTCGGGAGCCACCTTCACCTTGGTACGCATAGGTCAGGTTGTGCCACGTGTTCGATTGGAGTTTCAAATCGGTTGTGAGGTGATGTGTGGTGTCGCGGTCGTATACGTAGACTGAACCCGAGGAGGATCCCGGTGGGTCATCATCCCCGTCCGCTCCTACAATAACTCTCTTCCCATCACCACTTATAGCGACACTAAAACCAAAATGGTCGATAGTGGCCCCATCAGATGCTTTAAGTTTCGCAACATCACCCCAGTTCGAACCATCGTAGGCGAAGATATAGGCTGCACCGCTATCAGTAGATCCCTGGTCCTCAAACCTCACACCCACGATAACAGTCGTTCCGTCACTGCTCATCCTTACACACCAACCAAATTCGTCATCATGTCCATCTGCTATCGCTGCTGTGACGTCCGATGCTTGAAGTTGTACCTCTGAACCCCAAGACCCACCGCTGTAGGTATAGATGTAGGCAGAACCCGAGTCATTTGTGGACACTCCACCCGTCCCCGTATCTTCAAAATGTGCTCCCACAATCATCTTCGTTCCATCAGAGTTCATACTGACGCTGGAACCAAAGGCGATGTCACTTCCACCACTCCCAGATCCCAGGAATGACGTCGCTTGAAGCTTTTGTGAGTTTTCAGCCCATGAATCTGACCCGCTATTGTAGATATAAGTGTAGACTTTACCATAGTTCGAACCCCCGGTATCCTCAAATGGTGCCCCTACGACAACCTTCGTTCCATCTGAAGTCATGGCGACACTCGCACCGAAATTATCGTTTGCCTGGGCATCACTCGCGGTAAGCTTCTTTTCTGAACCCCAAGATCCACTACTATATGTGTAGATGTAGGCAGCCCCAGTTGCTGTGTGGCTCGTGAAGTTGGCGGTGCGTCCCACAATAATCCTCGTACCGTCACCACTCATAGCTACACTGAAACCGAACCGGTCAGAAGCCGCCTTGTCTGATGCCTGAATTCTTCCTGTCGCGTCACCTGACACCGTATCTAAAGTCCAAGACCCATTACTGTATGAGTATACGTAAGCTGCTCCGGCGTCATTAGCACCCGTATCATCGTAATGTGCTCCCACAACAACCCTAGTACCAGCAGAGTTCATAGCAACGCTAACACCAAATGCTTGATCAGCAGTCCCCGAAACGGGTGTGGGTGCACCTATCCTCACTCCGTTATCCCATTTTCCATTACTGTATGTGTATATGTAGACGGCACCGTAGTTCGTCCCCCCGTTATCCTCAAAATATGCCCCCACAATCATCCTCGTTCCGTCAGAGTTAATAGCACACGAATTACCGAAATTAGCATTAGTCGTACTTCGCGAACCAGCCGTGATTTTCTGCACAGTTTGATAGGTGTTACTAAACGCCGCACTGACATGATCTAACCGTTCCTCTGTACCTAACGAGAAGATACAAGAGTTAGACGCATTTGACACCAAGTTCGAGGAATTGAACCACATAGAGAGGGAGTGTGGGGCATCACCCGAAAGGAACGTATTGGCCTCTACGGAGATGTTTGAGGTTAGGGTCCCATTGAGTTCCCAGTATTTCCCGGTGGTGTCATACGTTGCCGCAGTGTTCGCCGCAGCTGGTCCCACAACCCTATTTGTGTTGGCATTCCCACCTAAGCTCCCATCCACGTACACTTGGGCCCCAGTGGTTTGGGGGGTGTTCATTATGGAGGTGAAGGTGGTATCCACGGAAGTGTCACCCGCGGGTGGGTCCTCTTCGTAGCCGTAGTATTCGAGTTCGGGAATACATAAGTAATAATCAGAACCTGTCGCAAATGTTTTCGTCACAATGAATGCGTAATATTTATAGTAATTGTCCGTCTGCACATTAAAAGATGCAGACTGCGATTCACCTGTAAATCCAGAATTTGTAAATGTGTGTAGATGCACCCAATTAGAATCATTGTTACTTCCCCACACTTGTCCAGCTTCTACCGATTGTGTCCAATGCGTCGCATCATTCCTCGAAGTAAAAACGTATTTGTCTAATTTTATTTTGTTCGGAAGTTCCAGTTTTAACCATTCACCGTATGGAGTCGAATCAGAAGCTGATAATCTTGAGGCGGTTGTACCGGATGTGTTCGCGTTACCATTTGTATCGTAGTTTAAACCCGAAAGAAGCATACCCACCTCATAATCAGTTCCGTTAAAAGCTTTCCACGGGTGATTTGATGAATTTACAAATCCACTCACCGTCACCGTATACCCCGCTTGAATATAGGTGTTGGTCGAGTCATTGGAGTCAAACTTCCCCTTTTCAAAAACAATCTCGGGATATTTTTTCAAAGGCACCGCCTTTGGATTCCTCGAGTGAGGCCCATGTTGGTCCATGACGGTTTCACCACCGGTCGCGGCTTGTTGCGCCATCGCCACCTTCCCCCCATCGATCGAGAAGGATTCGGTGAACAATTGCCAATCTTGGAGGGCGACGTTGGAGCTGTTCCCCGCAGCCTTCGTGGCCACCAGGGCATACTTCTTGAATTGCTCAGTCGCATTCACGGTGATCGTTTGGACGTTAGAGGCAGTCACAGGGTCACGACCCGACCAATAATTGATTTCAGTCCAAGTAAGATCATTGTTAGTTGCGTAGATATTCGCCGAAGCAGGGAACTGTGCGGCGGTCAAAGGGGTCAATTTCATATGACGAAGTGTGGTTTTATACGGGAACTCAATAGCGAGCCAGTCACCACGCTGTGTAGGGTGTAAATTAGAAAGTTGGGTAAGATTATTTTCATGGAACACGTTGGATCCACCGATGTATCCACCGGCGAGACCACCACTCACCCAAGCATTCGCAGTCCCATCAAAGGCATTGTAGGTATTAGAGTTTGTAGCTAAGTTTGAAGTTGTGAGGGTGTATGACCCATGATTGGTCACGGTAGTTGTGTTTGCGAAAAAGTCTGAAGGGGGTTGCTCGGAGACAACGGCGAACTTGTTCATGAAAGTTCCCGAAGAATCTAGAAGTTCACCCGTGGTTCTGTCATATGTCACGATGTTCGCAGCCACATCAGCAACCCTAAGGGTATCCACAAATACATTTGTATCAAACTTGAGACGACCACCGATTTCTATGTTTGAGGTCACATCGAGACCCTTAGTAGCGTTAGTGAGAATG